AAGTATTATTGTTTTTCCTTCTTATATATATCATAAAGTTAAACCCGTAACACGAGGAACTAGGTATTCTTTAGTAATGTGGAATCTAGGGTATCCTTTTAAATAGTATGACAGAAACTTTTTTATTACCAAACTATGGTGTGGTACAAAATAGATTACCAGAAGAATTATATTCTTCTTTATTAAAAGAATGTTTAAATTTAAAAAATAAAAAAACTACTACATCTGGATTAACCGCTATGGGGGTTCCAAAACATTATGATCTTTCAGACAAAAATTTTGATAGTTTAAAAAGTTTTTTAAACAATATGTTAATAGAATATAATAATATGAATCCACATTACATAGAAAATATAAATGTTTTAAACAATGACTCACCTTTTGTGTTAGGTAAACCGTGGATAAATTGTCAGAAAAAACATGAGTATTTACCATTACATGAACATGATGGTATACTTGCATATAATATATGGATAAAAATACCTGTTGAGTCTATATTTGAATTTAACTATAATTCAATTATTGGTAAAAATTTAACACACCGTTTAAAATTAAATGAAGAGGATCAAGGACGTGTAATTATATTTCCTTCAAATCTACAACATGTAGTCTATCCTTTTTATAGTTCTAACAAAACAAGAATTTCTATTGCAGGGAATGTGCTTTTACAAGGTAGATGATATGAAACTAAAAGAATATAAAACACCAAAAGAAAGTTTTTTAGGAGGCTGGTTTATACCAGAAAAAACTTGTGACGATTTAATTTCTTATTATGATGAATTTAAAGATAAAACTATCCAAGGTGTTTGTGGTAATGGAGAGATAAAAAAATCTACAAAAGATTCTACTGATCTAACTATTCATTCAGATAATTGGGATAAAGAAATAGAAAATTATAGAGCACATCTTCAACAAGTTCTAGACTTATATATAAAAAGATATCCGGAAGTAGATAAATATGATCATTTTAATGTTCAAGCAGCTAACATTCAAAAGTATAAACCTAATGGAGGTTTTAAAGAATGGCATTGTGAAAGAGCAACAAAAGAGTTGTCAACACGAGTTTTAGTTTTTATGACATATTTAAACAATGTAAAAGATGGAGGGACTAAGTTTAAATATCAAAAAATAATTACGCCAGCTAAAAAAGGCTTAACCTTAATATGGCCTACAGATTTTACACATACTCATGTTAGTCAAATTGTTAATAAAGAAAAAATGATAATTACAGGATGGTTTTCAATACAATGAGTTTTAAAAAAAACAAATATATAGTTATAAAAAAAGCCATATCAAAAGATCTTGCTATGTTTATTTTTAATTATTTTAATATACAAAAACAAGTATATGATACTTGTAGGAAACATAACTATATATCACCTTTTGAAAATATCATAGGTCACTATGAACCAACTGACGGTCAAATACCAAACACATATTCTCAATACTCCAATATTGTAATGGAAACATTATTATTAAAATGTCAACCAAAGATGGAGGAAATTACTAAATTAAAATTATACCCAGCATATTCTTATGCAAGAATATATAAAAAAGGAGACATATTACATAAACATAAAGATAGGTTTAGTTGTGAAATATCTACTACTATGAATTTAGGGGGAGACAGCTGGCCTATTTATCTTAAACCTTTTAAGAAAACATCTAAAGATATTAAAGTAATTTTAAAACCAGGAGATATGTTAGTTTATAGGGGATGTGATTTAGAACATTGGAGAACAGAATTTACAGGTAAGCAATGTGTTCAAGTATTTTTACATTATAACAATGTAAAAACTCAAGGTTCTGAAAACAATAAATTTGATAGAAGACCCCATATAGGTTTACCAAGTTGGTTTAAAGAAGAATAAAGTGAAAGAGTTTATAAAACTTTTAACGAAACCTATTTTAGCTACTACAGAACAAAGACAAAAAGAAATTTGGGATGTAGAAGGTAGACTTAAAAATGGAAACCAACCCTTTAAATTTGATATAAGACCATTAAAACCATCTAAAGGTGGAGGTAGAAATCGCGTAGAAAAAACAGGTTACTTTAAATCAAAATCTGATAAGATGGTTTTTGAAACTATTAATCAATGGGTCATATTTGATACTGAAGAGCTAAATGACTATGTTAAATCTACAGATAAAAGAGATTTTAATATAGATGAATTGTTAGATAATTTGTCTTGGAATTTGGTATTCGATAAAGTAGAAAAACTATAATATCATTTAATTGTGATTTTTTCTAAATTTACTAAAAAGTTAAGTAAAACATAGTATAAATATAACATAATAATACAAAGAGGATATAATGACTGAACAAGTAAAACAAGATACATTGACAATTGATGGTAAAGAGTATATTATAAGTGATTTACCGTTAGATGTAAGAAATACAATTGTTGCTAGACAAGAAATTCAAACTTCTAAAGTAAGACACACAATAGAGTTAGAAAAAATAGATGTTTTAACTAATTACTACAACGAAAAGATTAAAAAAGGATTAGAAGAACACAATGGCAGCAACAGCGAATCTAAGGATTGACCAAGGCGGAAGTTTTTCAAGTGACGTAACCGTAACAAACACAGACGACACGGCATTCAACTTAACAGGTTATACTGCGAGTGCTAAAATGGCACAAGGCTATTCGAGCACTCGTACAAGAGTGTCTTTTACAACTACTATTGCCTCAGATGCGACAACAGGTGTCATTACCTTATCGTTAACAGCCGATCAAACAGCAAGTTTAGACGCTTCATCACGTTATGTATATGACATAGAAATCACTAGAACCTCTGACAGTACAGTAACAAGAGTTATTGAAGGAATAATAACAATTAGTCCTAATGTTACCATATAATTGATTTTTTTAAGTACATTTTTATTATAAATATATTATAAGTACATTTTTATTATAAATATATTAAAAGAGAGAGAGAGTAATGGCTACAATTAGAGCGAAAATAAATTCAAATACTTCTTCAGGACCTCAACAGGTCTCTGTATCAGTGCCTAGCGCAACTGCTTCTCAAACTTTCAAAGCTTTAAATGACGTGAATACCAGTTCGTTAGAGGACGGTGCCTTAATTCAATATGACTCTGCTACAGATAAATTTATAACAAAAAACGAATTAGAAACTACTACAGGAACACTAACGTTCAATGGTGGTGCATTTTAGCAAGGAGAGAAATTTAAATGGCAACAATACTACAGATTAAAAGAAGTACAGGAACTTCTGCTCCAGGTACCCTTAAATTAGGAGAACTAGCATATACTTATGGAACAGGCGCACAAGGTAATCTAGGAGACAGACTCTTTATAGGAGAAGGCGGTGTTGATGGTTCAGGTGACGCTAATAATATAACAGTTATTGGCGGACAATACTTTACTGACCAACTAGATCACGTACAAGGTACATTAACAGCTTCATCAGCTTTACTAGTAGATAGTAATAAAGCAATAGACGAAATTTTTATTGGTAATTCATCTACAGTTGGTGGTACTTTAAAATTAAATGAAGGTACTAACAACGGAACAAACTTCATAGGACTTAAAGCTCCTAACGCCGTAACAGCTGATACCACATTCACGTTACCAGATGGTGATGGTTCAAACGGCCAATTCTTAAAAACAGATGGTTCAGGAAATTTAACTTTTGGTACTGTAGTATCTACTTTATCACTTGCCGCTGATACTGGTTCAAGTGATTCAGTTTCAACAGGCGAAACAATCACATTTACTGGTGGTACTGGAATTGATACTACTGTAAGTGATAATGAAATTTCTTTTGAGATTGATAGTTCAGTTTTAACCAACGCATCAACTCATACTTTAACTAATAAAACATTTGACGCTAACGGAACAGGTAACTCAATTTCAAATATTGAAGTTGATGACTTTGCTTCTGGTGTTTTAGATACAGACTTATCAGGTGTAGCCGTTGGCGATACAACTCTTGCTTCTGCTAAAGCAATTAAGACTTACGTAGACTCACAAGTAACAGCACAAGATTTAGATATATCTTCGGATAGTGGAACAGCAGGCATTGATTTAGATAGTGAAACGCTAACATTTACTGGCGGAGAAGGAATTGATACTTCTATAGCAGGAAGCACTCTTACTATTGCTGCTGAAGACGCAACTGATACTAATAAAGGTATCGCTACATTTGATGCAACAGACTTCACAGTAACTTCTGGTGATGTTACATTAAATGCTGAGCGTGTACAAGATATTGCTGGAGCGATGTTCGGTGGAAATACTGAAACATTAATTACAGCAACTTATCAAGACGCTGATGGTACAATTGATTTAGTTGTAGATAACGACTTATCACAATACGATAACTCATCATCAGGTTTCATAACTGCTTCAACTACAGACACATTATCTAATAAAACACTTACAGCACCTAAATTTACTGATGGTGGTTTTATTGCTGACGCTAATGGCAATGAACTAATTTTATTACAAACAGAAACATCTGCTGTAAATGAATTAGAAATTACTAACGCAGCTACATCTAACGCTGTTAAAATTGCTACATCAGGTGGCGATACAAACATTGACTTAAAACTTAGTCCAAAAGGCACTGGTGTTGTTGATGTTGATTCAAGTAGAATTACAAATGTAACTGATCCGTCAGGCGCTCAGGACGCTGCTACAAAAGCATATGTTGATAGTGTTGCTAACGGTTTAGATGTAAAAGAATCCGTAAGATACGCTTCAACAGCTAACGCTGCTGGTACTTACGATAACGGTGCAGGAACAATTACTGCTGGTTCAAATGGTGCTTTTTCAATTGATGGTCAAACTCCATCAGCAAGTGATAGAATATTATTAAAAGATCAGTCAGACGCTACTGAAAACGGTATCTATGTTGTTACAACTGTTGGTGATGGTTCATCTGCTTATGTATTGACAAGAGGTCCAGACGCTGATACGGCTGCTGAATTAACTGGTGGTACATTCTTCTTCGTTGAAGAAGGTACAGCAAATGCTGATAACGGTTATGTAGCAACACATAATGGTACACCAACATTAGGAACAACTAATATTACATTTAGTCAGTTCTCAGGTGCTGGACAGATTTCAGCTGGTGACGCTTTAACAAAAACTGGTAATACTTTAAATGTTGCTGTAGATGATTCATCAATTGAAGTATCAGGTGACGCTTTACAAATTAAGGCTTCAGGAGTTGGTACCAATCAACTTGCTAGCAACGCAGTAACAACTATCAAAATTACAGACGCTAATGTTACTAATGCTAAATTAGCAAATAGTATCATTAATGTTACAACTGATAGTGGGAACCAAGATATTGATTTAGGAGATACTCTAACAGTAACAGGTGGCGAAGGTATTGATACATCACAATCAGGTGATACTTTAACTATCGCTGCTGAATTAGCAACTGTAAGTAATAAAGGGGTTGCTTCATTTAGTGCTGATAACTTTTTAGTTTCTTCAGGCGCTGTTACAGTTACAACTATAGACGGCGGAACATTTTAATAATTAATTTAGGAGATTACTTGTGGCAACAGTTATAAAACTTAAAAGGTCCACAACAGCTTCTTCAGTTCCAACTACAAGTAATTTGGCTGATGGTGAAGTTGCTGTTAACATTACTGATAAAAAAATATATCAACGTAGTGGTAATGATATTGTTGAGATAGCAAATACCACTAGTTTATCAAGTATTGCTTCTGATTTATTACCCGACAATAATGATGCTTATAGTATAGGTACAATAACAAACAGTTTTAAAGATATATTTTTATCCGGTGCACCTAAAAAACAAGTAGATATATTTACAAACGCTGGTGGATTAAATAGTGTTGCTGCTGGATTTGTTTTTAAATTTAATACAGAAATAACAAATTTTAACCAAGTATATACTAATTCGGGAGGATTGAGTACACCTGCGATTACAGCACAATCAACAGATTTTGATGATAATAATCCGGCGTATACCTTTTAATAAATTATGACAAATAAAACACCAATAAGACTAGTATTTACAGACGGCTCACCAACAGGTATTGCTGAATATCAATCAGGTGAAACTATACCGACACTTTCAGGTGGTACAGGATTATCATCTATAGGTACAGCTGGACAGGTTTTAGTAGTAAATTCTGGAGCAAGTGCTTTAGAATATCAAACATTAAGTCAGGCAATTACTTTAGCTGCTGACAGTGGAGCAAATGATACTTACACAACTGGAGAAACTTTAACATTTTCAGGTTTAACAGGTATTACAACCACAGTTGCTGATAATGAAATTTCAATAGATTTAGATGATACTGCTGTATCGACAGGTAGTTATGGTTCAACAACAACTATTCCAACTTTTACAGTCGACCAACAAGGTCGTTTAACAGCAGCTAGCGAAGTAAATGTTGCTACAAATTTAACTATTAGAGATAGTTCATCTACTACAGACACAGTTTCATTATTAACAGATACACTTACATTTGCTGGCACTTCAAATGAAATAGAAGCTGCTGTAACAAATAATACCGTTACAATAGGATTACCAGATGATGTTACTGTAGGTAATAATTTAATAGTAACAGGAAATCTAACTGTAAACGGATCAACTACAACAGTTTCATCAACTAACACAACAGTATCAGATCAATTATTTGAATTGGGAAATGGACGTACAGGTTCAGCCACAGGCGATGCTGGTATTATTATTGAAAGAGGTGATGATAACAATATTTTCTTAGGATATGATGAATCTGCAGATGAAGTTGTATTTGGATCAGGAACATTTACAGGTGCTACAACAGGTAATTTAACAATAACAGATTCTAATATTAGAGCAGCTAATGTTACATCAACTGGAAATTTAGATGTTTCTGGTGAAACTATATTAAGAGGTAATGTAACATTAGGTGTTAATGCTGGTGACTCTACTGAAGATTCAATCACAGTTACTGGAAGATTTATTTCAAATTTAGAACCTATGACCAATATTACATATGATTTGGGTTCAACGAATAGAAGATGGAGAGATTTGTACTTATCGGGTAATACAATAGATATAGGTGGGGCTACAATATCCGGCGATGGAACAGGAGCTATTCTAATATCTGCGTCAGGTGCCACACTACCAACAGGTTCAAAAATTGGTAATGATAATCTTGCTGTTACAGATGATAGTGGTGCTATCATTAGAAATGTATCATTTTTTACAGCTGCTGGTGGATTAGTTACAGCCGCAGCAACTTTCAAGTTTTCAGGCAGTACAACATCAACGGTATTTACAAAAAATCAAACATTCACTTTAGCAAACGGTAGTGTTCAGGCTGGAGTAACTTTATTTGAGTTTTAGAATAAAAATATTATAAATATAATTAGGAGAAAAAATTTATGTCAGTTAAAACACCAATACGAACAGTCTTTGATGGAGATAATAACGCCACAGGTTTATCAGAATACCAATCAGGCGAATTTATAGGTCTTACTCATGGTGGTTTAGGTGCTTCATTATCAATTGGATCAACAGGTCAAGTTTTAAAGGTTAGTTCAGGTGGAGCTTTAGAATTTGGTAGTGTTGAAGCCATTGTAAATATAGATGGAGCTACTGATCTAACAGGTTCAACTTTAGTAGCAGGCGATCAAATTTTATTATCTGATGGTGGTACTGAGGGTAGAGTTACTCTATCTCAAATAGATACATTATTTACAAGTACAACACAGACTTTAACAAATAAGACAATTAACACTGCTTCTAATACAATTACAGTTGTGGAAGCCGACATTTCTGATTTACAATCTTACATACTTGCTGATAGTACAGATACATTAACTAATAAAACTATTGATGCAAATGGAACAGGAAACTCTATCACCAATTTAGAAGTTGCTGATTTAGCTTCTGGTGTTTTAGATACTGATTTAACTTCGGTATCTGCTAGTGATGACACACTTGCTTCTGCTAAGGCAATTAAGACTTATGTAGATTCACAAGTAACTGCAAGCGACTTAGACTTTCAAGGTGACTCTGGTGGTGCATTATCAATTGATTTAGATAGTGAAACATTTACAGTTGCTGGTGGAACTGCTATTAGCACATCTGGTTCATCAAATACAGTAACAGTAACACTAGACAACACTGCTGTAACTGCTGGTGATTATGGTTCTTCAACTGCAATTCCAACATTTACAGTTGATGCTCAAGGACGATTAACTGCTGCTGGTACAGCTTCTATATCTTCAAATATGGGAATTGCTGGTGATTCAGGTACAGATTCAATTACAGTTGGTACAGATACTTTCACAATTGCTGGTGGTAATGGATTAACATCAACTGCTACAACAGATACAATTACTTTAGATATTGATAGTACTGTTGTAACATTAACGGGTTCTCAAACACTAACTAATAAAACTTTAACTAGTCCAACAATCACAGGTACAGGTACTATTGCTGGTACATTCACAGGTAATATTACAGGTGATGTAACAGGTAATGCTGATACAGCAACTACATTAGAAACAGCTAGAACAATTGCTGGTCAATCATTTGATGGTAGTGCTAATATAACAATTGGAAGTACAGATTTATCTAACACAAGTGATATTGTATTATTAACTTCTACACAAACACTTACAAACAAAACATTAACTAGTCCTACAATCACAGGTACTGGTGCAATCGCTGGTACATTTACTGGTAATATCACAGGTGACGTAACTGGTAACGCTGACACAGCAACTGTTTTAGAAACAGCAAGAACAATTGCTGGTCAATCATTTGATGGTTCAGCAAACATAACGATTGCGGCTACAGATTTATCTGATACAGACCAAAGTTTATCCACTACAGATGATGTAACGTTTAACGACTTAACCGTTTCTGGTGACTTAATAGTGTCAGGTACTACAACAACAGTAAATACTGAAACAATTAATCTTGCTGATAACACTATTACATTAAACAGTAATGAAGCAGGCACACCCTCAGAAAATGGTGGTATCGAAATTGAACGAGGTACTTCAGAAAATAAAACTTTAGTTTGGAACGAAACATCAGATAAATGGACTGTTGGTTCCGAAACATTTGTTGCTGGAACATTTGAAGGTGCTTTAACAGGTAACGTGACTGGTAACACGTCAGGAACGGCATTAACAGTGACACAGGCCGCACAAACGAGCATCACCAGTGTCGGTACACTCACTGCACTACAGGTGGACAACCTTAATCTAAATGGAAACACCTTAAGTTCAACTGCAGGCACTGACTTGTTAATAACACCACTAGCTGGACAACGGATCGTACTAGATGGTGCGATAGTGGTCGACGCAGGGGTGGTCACGGGTGCAACGAGCATCACGTCAACAACGTTTGTAGGTGACTTGACAGGTACAGCAACAGCGGCGGAGTATTCTGACGTTGCGGAAAGATTCGCATCTGACTCAGCATACACTCCAGGAACAGTTGTTGCACTAGGTGGTGCGGCAGAGATCACGCAAGTGAACGAAGAAGGATCAGACGAAGTGTTTGGTGTTATTTCTAGCCTATCACAAGCGGCTTTCAAAATGAACGGCGGAGCAGGTAACGACGACACACACCCATACATCGCAATGACGGGTAGGGTGAACGTCAAAGTTATCGGTACAGTGAACAAAGGTGACAGACTTATCTCTGCATCAGTTCCTGGATACGCAAGAGCGGCAATCAAATCAGAATGCACGGCATTCAACGTGATTGGTAGAGCGTTAACTGGTAGAACAGAACTGGGACAAGGTTCAGTATTAGCGGCGGTTAGAGTTAGTCACTAATAAATAATTTTACTTTTTAGTAGATTCAAAGGCCCTGTAGCAATATGGGGCCTTTTTTTTTAGGCTCATAAATACCTGTACTGCTGTCAGCCGGCAATGATAACGAGGCTGTGTGCGGCATATGCTGTGCTAACATTATTATAAGGAGTACCCGGTATGGCCATAGGTCGTATATCTGGGTCAGTACTGAAGTCAAACTTGACTAGGAATGGTACGGACCTGGCATTTGAAACAAACCTACTGTATCTCGACGTTACGAACAGTCGTGTGGGTATTGGTACTTCAGAACCCACAACAGCACTACAAGTAAACGGAACGATCACAGCCACATCATTCGCTGGGGATGGATCCAACTTAACGGGCATAAATGTTGACACCAACATACAGTTGGTCGGCGATGATTCAACGGGTGCCACATTAGGAACGGGTGAGACATTCAAGATAGCGGGCGGCGCCAACATCACCACGGCGGTATCCGGAGACACACTCACAATCACAGGGCCCAATCTCAGCAGTTACATAACTGCATCTTCAACTGATACCCTAACAAACAAGACACTTGACGCAAACGGATCAGGTAACTCAATATCAAACATAGAAGTCGCCGACCTGGCATCGGGCGTGTTGGACACTGACCTATCAAGCGTTTCTGGTTCAGACAACACTATTGCATCTGCAAAAGCCATCAAGACATATGTTGATCAGATATCAACATCATCCATAACAGAAGGAAATTCAAACGTAACAGTCACCGACTCGGGCACGGGTGTGGTAACAATAGCGGCGGACGGCAACACCATAATAACAATGAATGCCACCACGGCATTGGATGTTTCAGCTGTGACCAATGCCATAAGACTGCCAAACGGTACAACAGGAGAACGACCATCGGGCTCTGTTGGTATGGTCAGGTACAACAGTAGCACTGACAACATTGAGGGCTACACCTCGGCAGGTGGTTGGGCACAACTTGGAGCAACTTCCACCACAGCAGAAAACACAGATGACACTGCGGTAAGTGAAGCCTCTGCAATCAGTACTTCAGCGAGTGTAATAGATCAATTTACTACATCAAGTTTTGACAGTGCATGGTATCTGTCTATAACTAGAGACGAAATCAACAACGAAGTTTCAACTGCCAAATACAGTTTAGTACACAATAATTCAAGTGCATTTGTGGCAACATCACATATTACAGAATCAGATACGTCCAACGCATACATCACTGCTTCAACAGACATTACAGGTGGTAGTGCAAGACTGTTAGGAACAGGTGGCTCTGTTGTTAACTCTGTGTCGACCTACAGGATAGCACTGGGGGACAACACCACAGCGGGCACAACGGGTAGCGTGACGACAGTTATCAACACAGATGTTGATTCAGCTTCAGAAAGCATTGACAGTTGGGCCAAGGGATCATATAGGGCGGCCAAATACTACATCTCTGTCAACAATGCATCAAAGACAGAAGTAACGAGCATGGAAGCACTGGTCGTACATGACGGCACGACGGCATACATCACAGCATACGGAGTGACCAACACAGGATCAAATGATCTAGTAAGTTTGACCGCGGCAGTAGACGGCGACAACGTTGTTGTGAGTGCAAGTGGTAACGAACCAAATCTAAG